GTGGTGCCCCCGTACCAGTCTTTTTTATAGACTATTTTTTAGAATTAGTCAACTTCATACCTTTAAACCATGTTGGTAAGCCTAGTAAAGGTCTCTTATCTAATGCGTTTTCTTTAGCAGCTTTTGAATTAGCTTTGTTATAATGCAAGAATACTTGTCCACAATTTTTACCAGTGAACTCTTCTCGCCAGTGCTCTAAATCACAACCAGAATAGATTAACATATCCCCTGGTTTAAGATCCACTTTGATTCCTGCTTGACCTGTTTTACCTGTAGGATCAAGATAGATGGGCCATGAGTCACCACCTAAATTTAATGTGGTAGATATCTCACATGAGTATCTATCTTTGTGTCTAGCAAGCACATCTCCGTTTTTATATATTCTTGCATAAGAATATGTTTCACTTAATTTTAATCCTGTATGTTTTTCCATGATAGGTTTTACTTCTTGCAGTAATGTTTCCATTGCAATGTCACCATAGTGTGAATAAGTATTTGGCACTTGTTCATCATTCCAAACACCCCAGTATTCTGTAAAAGGTGAAATATATCTTGAATCAAATAATACCCTTGCAACGTTTCTTTTATTTTGAAAGTATTTATATACAAAGTCTGCTAATTCTTTTGAGATAACTTCTTTTAAAACACTATATTTATTTTTTTTGAACGACATCTAAAACTCCTTTCGGTATCGCTTGGCAGTTCCAATGTATAAACCTAAAAGGTTCATACCCCATATCAACTATATATTGATGTGGCATATATGATGGAAAAAATATCATTCTGCCTGGTTTTACTTTATAATTAATTTGTGAACTTGCATATGTAACTTTTGTTTTATCTTTTTCAGGTAAAAGATTCATGACATTACCTGGTCTTGGATCTTCAAATAATGGCATAGATGTTGCCTCTGATGCTTTTAAAAAATAAAAACCTGATATGTGACCGTTCCAATGAGTATGTAATGTGTGGTGTCCACCACCTTTTTCAGCAAACTCTTGTACCCACATTTCTGTTGTAAAAACTTGATAGTGAGTTAAATCAAAACCCATTTCACCTAATAAATTATGTGAAGTTGCTCCTATATAATTTTGTAATTCTAAAAAGTTAGGATCATTAATTAATGATGTTGAGTGAAAAACATGACCCATATCACCTTTTTTACCAAACTTTTTATTACGTTCATCAATAGTTGGCTTTAAAATCTTTTTTGCTGCCTCAATATATGGATCTGATACTTTATTTAATTTATTAACAAAACTAGGTTCATCAGCCCACCATATTGGTGATGCAAAATATTGTTCTAATCTTAATTGTTGTGGAAAAGATAGTATCTTTTGTTTTTTAATTTTTTTCTTTTTCATATTCTTCTTTCATCCTTCCATTAAAACTTAAAGTTATTCTTTCCTTGTCTATCACTTTATCTACAGAATGCAATTCATTTGGTTTAAATAATAATAAATCTCCTTTTTTACCTAAATATTTTTTTGACGTTTTAGGAAAATTTAAAAATGTTTTTGTATTAGTTAAAAATAAAACTCCACATGTATCAAAATACATATGTGCACTTGTATTAATATGATCATGCTCAACAACGTAATCTTTTTCTTTGTAAATATTTCCCCATATTTCATATATAAAATAGTTTGTTAGATATTTATTTAAAAAATATTTAATTGAGTTTTCTTTTAACAAAGAATTCCAATCTGTTCTTTCCGCTTTTACATTAGTTATTTCTTTTGATTTTTTAGCTTTCTTTATATCAGAAATAATTTTATTTAACATTTTAGTATTTTTTATTTTTATTACTTGAAAGGCCATCCTAAATTCCAGATCACCAAACTGTTACGTTCCCCACTTTTAACTGGACACACCCTGTGCCACACAAATGATGGAAATACAACCAAAGATCCTTTAGGTAATATCTCTTTACATTTTACAGGTTTTCTTTTTTTATCAGGATCTATATTTCTAAAATCAAACTCTAGCTCACCACCTTTATAATCTTTTGGGTCTGATAAAGTTACTGTCACTGATAATTTTCTAATCTTACCATGTGATGGATCGTTAGGTTGTTGTCTTTGATAAGGTCTATCCCAACTATCACAATGCCAATCATAGTATTGACCTTTTTTATATTTTGTAAATTGACAAGACTCAGAAAAATTCCATTCAAAGTTCCAACCTGCACTTGCATTTGCTTGATGCACATAAGGTTGTATTTCTTTATAGATCCATCTATCGCTCATCCAAACAATATTAGAATCTCTTTTTGTTTTTAAATCTTTTATTTCTTTTTTATTTAATTTTCTATCACCATAACCACCAGTAACTGCCATTTGATCTTGAAGTTGTTGACCATATTTTACAATGTCATCACATATACGAGAGGGTATAGCTGATTGAAAATACCAATAATAGTTTGTAAGGTTCATATATCTTTATGAACTTTTTATAACATCTATTTAGAAATAGTCAATGTTCCTGAAGTTGTAAATGTTGCTAGTTTATCTCCACCAGGGTGAGTTGAAGCTGTATTACATCCAGGAGTAACCGCAAAAGTTATTGCACTAGGTGCTCTAATAATAACAATACCTGATCCACCAGCTACTCCGGCAGATGGTTGGTGAGATGTTCCACCTGCTCCACCACCAGTATTTGCTGAACCCGCTGTTCCTTGACCTGAAGATCCTCCTGCTCCTCCACCACCAGCTCCACCACTACCAACTGGTCCACCATCATCACCTTGTGCTCCTCCACCACCTCCAGCATATGTTGTAGATGAGTTATTAATATTGTTTGGGGCTCCTGCTCCTCCGTTACCAGAGTTACCACATGATGCATTTGCTCCAGAGGCTGTAGCTCCACCACCTCCACCACCAGAAGATTGTGGTCCGTTTGTTAAAAAAGCATTACCTCCAGCATTACCTTGAGGCGGACTTACAGGGGGAGTATTACCTGCTCCTCCAGGAACTACATTACCTGGAATAGCGGCTCCACCACCACCTCCACCAGAACCACCAGCCACACCAATTCTAACAGCAGATTGTTCTGAACCACCACCTCCACCTCCAGCGGATGTAATTGTTGAAAAAGTTGAATCTTCACCACTTCCTGCTTGCACAGCGTATTGACCAGCTGATCCACCACCACCGACTGTAATTGAATAAGTTCCTGTAGATAAATCTGATAAGGCCGATCCTCTAAGTGGGCTAGGTCCATAACCAGAAGCTCTATAACCTCCAGCTCCTCCACCACCGGATCCTCTGGCACAGGCTTTACCACCACCTCCTCCACCAGCTACTATTAAATAATCTACATCTACACCTAAAGCAATTGAACCATCAGGCCATGTATTTTGATTTCTTGCGCTAAATATACTTTGCATTGACCACACACCACTAGCTTTGTTTAATTCTTTTACGATAACTATTCCTGAACCACCATTACCACCTTGCACTGGAGAGGCTGTATTTTTTGTTCCTCCACCGCCACCACCAGTATTTGTTGTACCATTTCTTCCTGGTTGTGATCCACCAGTTGCATCTCCTCCACCGCCAGTTCCTCC